TATTACTTACTGTTCCAGCAATCGTTGGGTGGTTTGTTGCAAACAATGCAGAACCGTCACCAGAAGTGAAAGTTGCAGTTTGCGGTAACCCATTGATCAATGGATCAACTGCTTTGATTTGTTTAGTATTTGCCATGGATCTAGCTAATGCTTTTGTATATCTAGACGCAAGTCTGTCATACAAGTTGTCCTCGATCGCTTCTTCAGTGATCGCGAACGCTAACGCAACAGTTTCCATAGTGTATCTAGCTGTGTAAGTTTCTTGAGCATTGTCAAAAACCACGCCAGAACCTTCCGGTTTAACTGAAGCATTTGCAAAACCAGATAACATAACTTCTTCTTCAAACGCTCTGTCTGAAGTTTCTGTTACATATATCTCAGCATGCTGATTCTCATAACGTTTATATTCCAAGCCGAATAGTGCATTCAAGCCTGGCTCTAGTTCTTTAACTAGTTGTCCTCGTGATATAGCCATGTTTTATTCTCCTATCCTGCTATTATATGCCGTTATTCTTGGCATTGTATAAGTGTTCGTTGATCATAACAACAAAGTTTACTGTTGAAGCACCTAAGTTACTATTTTCAATGTCTTTTGAAACACCTACTACTTTTATTTGAGCCGTACCTGTAGTTGCAGTTGAATGCTTTAACTCCGATTTAGAAACGTAGTTAGCACTGTCACCTGCATTTACATCGATGTCAAAATTCATGAACACATCCGACTGCGTGTGCGAAGTCGCTTTGTTCGATTGAATTTCGAATCTTTCATACGGGTCGTCGCTTACGAAAGCTGCTATATCCGAAGCATTTGTGCTTCCTGGATAATAGTTGCTCCACGTAGGCTTGCTTGTACTTGGGTCTGTGTAGAAAACACCATTAAGTGAACCTACAAGAAACGCTTCCGACTCGGCAGCTTGGTGAATTGTACCTGCTGCTGTTGCTGAAACCGCATCTTGGAAATAGATAGTAGTAGTATCGTTAGCTGTGATACTATACTCACCTAGTCCTTGGTTGTCTCTATTCATACCCACTTTGCCAATGGCTCTTAAACCAAAGGCGCTGTCTTTATTAGCTCTTGCCATAAAGGCCTCCTATTAAATGTGCCTGCCCCCGAAGGAACCTCCAGCACGGGTTATTAGATTTTTAATGGTCTTAGAAATTCTAATTAGGATTTCTTTGAGCCACCAAAAGTTACGCGAGACTGCCTATCGATATCGATTGGCATACTCTGATGCTCATCCTTCATAAGATCTTTATCCATCGCTTCGACCTTGTCATTATGTTGTTTTGCATAATAGTCGGCACGTTGTTTTACAATCTCCTCAGGTACCCTAGCGAGCACTAGGCCGCCAACTCCGATCACTCCCTTGTATTTACCGTTTTCAACTACGGGAAAGTCGCCTTCTGGGTATTCGTCCGCTCTAACTAATTCATATCCAGATCTAATTCGACCTTGGACATTTTTAGTGTCGTCAAATCCCATACTCTCAGCTCTTATCCATCTGTGCTGAAATCCTGTCGGTGCAGGGGGTGCATCTAAAGATGATGGTGGAGTCCAAACTTTTTTTCGAGATTCTTTTTCTCTTGTTTGACTCGCACGGGAAGTTTTTTTATCTGTACTCATATGCTTACGCCTCCTTCGTGATGTTTAATTGTTTTGCATACTCTTCAAGTGGCACACCTAATTTTTTAGCGATTGTAACTTGAGACGGCGTGAGTCTCACTGTTTTGCGACCAGTCTTTCCACTTCGCTTCGCTGAAGCTACTGTTTGTGGTGGTTTAGTCGATTCCGTTACATCCTTCTTATCAAATTTATGAGGAAATTCAAGTCTTATTCTTTTATTAATTTCCTTATAATATTCGTCACTTGATGGATCAAAACCTTCGTTCTCTACAAGTTTTTTATGCAGATCAAAGGCTGTATAGGTCATTGCTGTATCCTGTCCAAACCATGGATTCTCTTCACTCCATGATTCAGCTTTAGGATCAGGTGTTCCTCTTGCCGCCATTTGTCTACCTAATGTAGGTTCAGGTTTTTTCTCCGCTTGTTGTTTTTCAAAAGCTGCCTGAGCTTCCTTAGTCTCATTCAACTTCGCTTGTTTGTATCCTAGTTCAGATATTTTAGCCATTGCCGTTGCTTCAGCGCCAAGATCTTGTGCTTCTCTAGCTGCTGCAAGTTGTGCTTTAGCTGCTTCAATACCTGTAGTGATACCTTCTTCTGTTACAGAAAGAAAGTTAGGCTCTATTTTTTTGAGTTTAGCTTCTGTATCTCTCTTATCCCTTATTACTCTTTGAGCATAAGAAAGAGCTTCATCTTTTTGACGTTCTGCTTCTCTCCATTTTTTAGTTAGCTTAGCTATTCTTTTCTGTACACTGTCACTATAATCTTTCAATTCATCTTTATCTTCTTTTACATCTTTCTCTGAGGCCATCTCTTTTTGAACAACCTCTTCTACCGGTGCTTTTTCTTCAACTACTTCTCTGATTGTAGGTTCTTCTTTTTGAACAACCTCTTTTTCTTCAATCGAAGATTCGTCTTTTACTTCAGGGATATCAACATCCATTGCTGGACCCGATGTGTCAATATCAACTGTTTTCTTTGCTTCTTCTGGCATAGGTTTCTCCTTCTATGTTTTAGTATTGATGAAGTATATCTTCGGGGTTGTCTATTGTAGCTAATACTTCATCGTCATTTAGCAATCTTACTTCACCCCCGTCAATTTGTATTCGTGACCCTGCATAACGTGCAAAGATCACCCAATCGCCCTTCTTGCACCAAGGACCTTCTGGAAATTTTTCTTTATCATTATAAACATCTGGACCCGTTTCTAAAATTAATCCACATGTTGAAGCAACTTGTTGTCGCTCCAAAGTATCTTTACCAAAGTACAAACCGCCTTTACTTTTTTCAGGCATTTTAAATGGAAGAACTAACATTCTCCATCCAGTTGGTTTTGGTAATTTAGAAGACTCTTTAGATTTTAAACGTTCGTAACCATCTACTTCTTTTTGATATTGATCCTTAGATTCTTTGTCGTATTTTTCTGCCAAAGCATATTTAATCTTTGGTGTTGAGTTTGATGACTGTTCCTTTTTCATTTTGCTCCTTCTTATTTAGCAGGTTAGAGATATCCTGAGATATTTTTAAATAGGCATGTGCCTGTCCCATCATATATTTATATTTTTCCATATTGTCAATACCTCCAGCTATCATGGCATCGCCTATTGATTGGTATTGTTCTTTCAAGTCTCTCTGTATCTTACTTATTAGTGTTAGTTCGTCCATTTTTACTCCTTTTTTAAGTTAAATGCATATGAAATTCTTTTACTGTTGTTATCTCCAGGTAATACATAATGGAGTAAAGCACAGGGAAAAATAACATAATCAAAAATTTTAGGTGTTATTTCAAAAACTTCATGCTCTCTCGTAAAGCAAATATTACTATTATTATTAGAAAGATATAATACTCCTCCATGAGTAATTTCATCTCCAATATGAGTATGTGGTTTATTGTAAGAGCCTTTTCCTAAAATATTTAACCATCCATTTAATGGTTTAAAAGAATAAATATTTCTTAAATAATTATGTAAAAAAATATGAAGTTCTTTTTTCCCATCAAATTCATCATGAATTTGAAATCCTTTTACACATGAAATTGTGTCTTTGACCTTATCATCAGTACAGTTTTCATCTGTATATTTAAGTATTTTATTATATATTTTTACAGGGACCGGTAACTTTCCATGAAATACAGGGATAGCAAATAAGTTATAAGTGTTTATCATTTTTTTTACTCTTTTTCCTTTTCTTTTTCTTTCCTACTGGTTTACTTCCGTATGCTTTCGTCCACTCTCTAGCTATCTTAGGTTCGTTTTTCCAGAGATAACGTCTTTGTTTTTCAGATTTAAAAGGCATCTATATTTTAGGCATCTTAAATCCAGGATTAGAATAGTATTTTGCGTAAGATTTATTTCCTACTTTAACACCTCCTAAGTCTCCAGAAACATAACTTCCATTATAATTTTGTTGAGCTT